AATTCGCCACCATCGATGCCTGGGCCAAGTTCCCCGAGTTCGCCCGCAAGTACCTGGAGGCCGTTCAGAAGCGCATCGCCTTGGACCGCATCCTGATCGGCTGGAACGGCACCCACGTTGCCAAGCAGACCAACATCACCAACTACCCGCTGCTCCAGGATGTGAACAAGGGTTGGCTGCAGATCGCCCGTGAGCAGATTCCCGAGCAGGTCCTGAAACCCGCTGATCCAGCCGTCAAGATCAAGATCGGCAAGGGTGGCGACTACGAAAACCTCGATGCTGCGGTGCACGACGTCAAACAAATGATCGACCCGGTGTTCCGTGATGAGGGCGACCTGATCGCCATCATCGGCTCGGACCTGCTGGCCCACGACAAGGGCAAGCTGTACGCCGCGCAGGGGCAGACCCCGACCGAGAAAGAGCGCATCGAAAATGCCCAGGTGATCGACACTTATGGCGGCCTGCCCTCGTTCCTGGTTCCGTTCTTCCCGGCCAAGGGCATTCTGGTTACCTCTTGGGACAACCTCTCGATCTACTTCCAGGATTCCAGCTGGCGTCGCCACCTGCTCGAAAACCCGAAGCGTTCCCGCGTCGAGGATTACAACGGCCGTAACGAGGGTTACGTGATCGAGCAGCTGGGCAAGTTCGCCTACCTGGAATCCGACGGGGTGGAAACGGTATGAGCCTGGCACTAGCGCACAAGCGCCGCGTGCTGGACCAGGGCACCGCTGCAGTTGCCCAGGTGGCCGCAGCAGCAGCCCTGCCCTACTCCCCAGCTGAGGCCCTGAGCAGCCCAGCGAACGCTCGCAAGCATCTGGCCCTGATGGAGACCAGCCTGGATGAGGACCTGGCTCGCCTGAGTCAGATCCAGGGCCTGGCGACCCGCCAGGATCTCAAACGCAATGAGCTACTGCCCAAGTACCAGGACTATGTCCGGCGCTATGTCGAGTCCGGTCTGGTCATGCCCAACCGCGTCCTGGTCCAGGTAATGGTCTGGCTGTTCGACACCGTGCAATTCGAGGACGCCCTGGAGCTGGCGGACATTGCCATTGCACAGGACCAGAAGATGCCCGAGCGCTTCAAGCGCCGTGACATCCAGACCTTCGTCGCCGATGCGATCTGCGAATGGGCCTACGAGGAATACAAGGCCCAGCGAAGCCCCGAGCCGTACCTGTCCGACCTGTTGCCGCGTGTCGATGGCGAATGGGACCTGCCGGAACAGATCCCGGCCAAGTACCACAAGCTGATCGGCATCCGGGCGCAAGAAGCCAAGGAATGGACCACGGCCTTGCACCACTTAGAGCGTGCGCAACAGCTGTATTCCAAGGTCGGTGTGGACACTCGAATCGAGAACTGTCGCAAGGCCCTGCGCAAGCAGGCCACCAACAGCGGCCCAGCCGCACAGGAGCCACAACCATGACCTACGTCGTGCTGAAGCCGTACTTCCAGGAAGACGAGCTGTATGCCACCCAAGAGGAGGCTGAGACCGCCGCCCAGGCCCACCTGCAGCAGGTGCCGAGCCAGCCGGTCTACGTCGCCCAGTTGCTGAAATGCTTCAAGGCCTCGGTGAAGGTCGGCGCGGCCTCCGTGCCGACCGCACCAGGCCAGTAACCCCAGGCTACCCCCCCAGCGGGAACCCGTGAAACGAGTCGGCCATTTATGGCCTGCCCCGTGGCAACGGTGTCTCCCGCCCTTTTCGAGTGACCAGCAATGAGCTTTTCAGGTAAACCCACCACGGTCGTAGAACAGACCATCGAGAACAATGGCTTCTGGCCAAACCTCTCGCTGGCTGAATATCAGAAGGCTTACCGCCTGCCGGGCGAGTACCTGAACGAAGTGCTGGTCACTCAACTTGAACTTGCCATGGGCGAGGTCAATGCCGACCTCAAGAAACTCATGGCCAGCTGGCAGAGCATCGGTATCACCGAGGTGGCCACCGCGGATCCGCTGCTGCTCGAGGAGCGCGCCTACAAGGTGAAGCTGTATAAGCGCGCCGTGTATTGCCGCGCCAAGGCTACCGCCCTGACCGACTTTGCCACCGTCACTCGCCGCGAAGTGGCCGAGAACACCGGCAAGGAAGCGCCCGAGCGTGCCGACTCCTACTTGGCGTTCAGCCAACAGGCCGTGCGCGCCCTCCAAGGCCGCAGCCGCATCACGGCGGCGCTGCAGTGATCCAGCTCAAGGCCTTGACCGCCTACCTGCTCGATCGGCAATTGGTTGCCGCAGAGCAACTGGACGCCTGGACCGAGCAGGTCAGTCTCGAACTGGTCTGGAAGGAGACCGAGAAAGGCTTGCAGATGGGCAACATGCGCTACCGCGCCGTGTTCAGCCTGGAGCGCTTCAACGATCATCCCGGGCGCCTGATGGCCCTGGTCGGCAGCTGGCTGGAGAGCCACGACCCTGTCCGCCACCTGTTCGATCTGCCGGCGCCGGAGTTCGCCATTGAACCGGTGGACACCGGCAATGACTTGTTCGATGTGGACCTGGTCCTGGAGTTCATCGAACCGCAGTACCTGGTCGAAGATCCTGGCGGTGAGTTCCAAGCGTTCGGTACCACCTGGGCCTTGGCGCCGTTCGATCTGTGGGTTGCAGAAAAAGGCGAGGTTGCCGGCTATGGCGCGCAGTCTCTTTGATCTTGACGCCCGAGGCGTACTCGGTGTTCGGGAGCAGTTGGCGTTGCTGCAACTGCCCCCACGGCTGCGCAAGCGCCTGCTCAACAACGTGTCCAAGCGCGTGCGCACCCTGAGCCGCCAGCGGATCCGCAGCCAGCAGAACCTGGACAACTCTCCATTCGCCCCACGCAAGAAGGTCGAACCCGGCCAGAAGAAGATGGAAGCCGGTCTTGGCAAGCTCCTGCAGGTCACCGCGCTGACTACCGACCAGGCCACTTTGGGCTGGAAGAACAGCCTTACCTCATGGGTTGCCGCCCAACAACACACCGGCTCCACCGAGCGCAGGACAGCCCAGCAGATGCGCCGCTGGAACCGCGTTCCCGAGGGTGCCGTATCCACTCCGAAACAGGCCAAGCGACTGCGCCGCTTGGGCTTTCGTGTGCGCCAGGTCGGCAAGAAGAGGCTTACCCGGCCCTCAGTGGCCTGGATTCTGGAACATGTCAGCTACATGCAAGCCGGTTTCCTGATCCGCGTTCTGGACGAAGAACGCGGCGAATCCACCGGCGCCGACAGCTGGGACATCAAGCTGCCCAAACGCCAGTTTCTTGGTGCCAACTCCCGTGAAACCAGTGACCTGGTCAGCCAGGTCCTGCAGCAAATCATCAATTCACCCCGTTAACGAGGCATTACATGGCACTCGGAAAAGTCAGCGTCAACAACCTCAACCTCGGCCAGGGTGAAGTGGCCGAGATCGAGCGCTACTTCCTTTTCATCGGCCCTGCCAGCAAGAACGTCGGCAAGCTGCTCCCGCTGAACACGGACAGCGACCTGGATAACGACCTGGGCGTGGCGGATAGCGATCTCAAGACTCAGATCATCGCTGCCCGGGCGAACGGCGGCGACCGCTGGGCCTGCCTGGCTGCGCCGATCGGCCCTGAAGGTGATTGGGCCAAGGCTTTGGAGTTCGCCCAGCAGCAGGACTTCTCCGTTGAGGCGGCCGTTATCACTCAGCCGGTTAGCTCCGGTGCTGAACTGCTGGATATGCACGCCGCCGCAGAGCGATTGGGTGCGCAGTATGGGCGCCGTATGTTTGTCATGGCGGCATCCGCTGGTATTCAACCGGCCAGCCTCTGGTCGGACTACCTGCTGGAACAAAAGGCGATTCCTGATGGTATCGCCGCGCCGCGTGTTGTCGTGGTGCCACAGCTGCATGGTAACGACCTGGGCGTACTCGCCGGGCGCCTGGCTAATGCCGCCTGGAGCATCGCGGATACCCCCATGCGCGTCGCCAGCGGCCCGCTTGTGGGTCTCGGCGCCGTTCCAGTGGATAGCGAGGGTGTACCCCTGCCTTCCGCTGTACGGGCCGAGCTGGACAAAGCACGCTTCTCCGTCTCCCAGACCTACCCCGATTACGAGGGCGTGTATTGGGGCGACGCCAACCTGCTCGATACAGCCGCCAGTGACTACCAGGTACTCGAAAACCTGCGCGTGGTCGACAAAGCCGCACGCCAGATCCGTCCTCTGCTGATCCGCCGCATCGGTGACCGTCGCCTGAACAACAGTGCGGCCAGTATGGCGCGCAACACCACAGCCCTGATGGCCCCTCTTCGCAAGATGGCCAAGTCCACGACCATCGCCGGCGAGGTGTTCCCGGGCGAGATCCAGCCGCCCAAGGACGGCGACCTGGTCATCACTTGGCGCAGCCGCACCCAAGTCGAGGTGTACCTAAAAGTTCGCCCTCTCAATTGCCCGAAAGACATCACCGCGAACATCGCGCTGGACCTTTCCCAAGACGCCCAGGAGTAACCGTCTATGTCCCGAATCAGCGGTATGAACTTCGACATTAACGTGGGCGATCTGCTGATCCACGTCGAAACCGCCACCCTCGATATCACCGACAACAGCGCCGCCGTGCAGACTGGTGGCGTGCCGGACGGCTGGGTCGATGGCGACGTTTCGGCCAGCGGTGAGCTGGAGCTGGACACCGCCAACTTCATCCTGCTGATCGAGGCCGCTCGCAAAGCGGGCAGCTTCCGTCGCCTGGAGCCTTTCGATTCGCTGTTCTACGCCAAGACCCCGACCGATGAGATCCGCGTGGAGGCCTTTGGCTGCAAGCCCAAGAT